ATGCAACCACAAAAAATTAAAAATCTTATAAACAGGCTTCCCCCAGAGGAAAAGAAAGACCTGTTGAAAAAGCTTGAGCTTCTCAACGAAAAGAAAACACAAGAAAAAGCAGAGCAAAGTTTTTTGGATTTTGTCCAATCAATGTGGCCTGCTTTCATTGAGGGCGAACATCACAAGATTATGGCTAATGCATTTGAGCGTGTTGCCAATGGCGAACTCAAACGGCTCATCATCAACATGCCGCCCCGACACACCAAGTCAGAATTTGCATCCTATCTTTTTCCTGCATGGTTTCTTGGCAAATATCCTGAAAAGAAAATCATCCAAACAGCACACACGGCAGAACTTGCTGTCGGCTTTGGTCGTAAAGTTAGAAACCTGATTAGCAATGACGACTATCAAAAAGTTTTTAAGGGCGTGGAACTTTCATCCGACAGTAAAGCGGCTGGACGTTGGAACACAAACAAGGGTGGTGACTACTTTGCTATCGGTGTCGGTGGTGCAGTCACTGGTAAGGGTGCTGACGTTCTCGTTATTGACGACCCCCACTCTGAACAAGAGGCGGCAGTCGGTCAGTACAACGCGGATGTCTACGACAAAGTTTACGAATGGTATACCTCTGGCCCAAGACAACGTCTGCAACCCGGCGGCGCTATCATCATTGTGATGACACGTTGGTCAAAGCGCGACCTCACAGGACAGATAATCAAAAACTCAATCCAGAAAGAAGGCGCAGGCGAGTGGGAGGTGATAGAGCTTCCAGCTATTCTTCCGTCAGGCAATGCGCTATGGCCCGGATTTTGGAAACAAGAAGAACTCGAATCACTCAAGGCGGAACTGCCAGTATCGAAATGGAACGCACAGTATCAGCAGAACCCGACATCCGAAGAAGGCGCACTCATCAAACGTGAGTGGTGGCAAGAGTGGGACCAGTCACAAATACCAGAGTGCGAAGCAATTATCCAATCATGGGACACCGCTTTCTTGAAAACACAACGTGCCGACTATTCTGCATGTACAACATGGGGGATATTCAACTGGCCTGACGAAGATGGGCAAACAATTCCAAACCTTATCCTGCTGGATGCCTTCAAAGAGAAGCTTGAGTTCCCAGATTTGAAGCGAGCGGCCTATGATAAATACTGGGAATGGGAGCCAGACCAGATGATTATCGAAGCCAAAGCCGCAGGCTCGCCTTTGATATTTGAACTAAGGGCTATGGGAATACCTGTCACGGAGTTTACACCGTCGCGAGGACAGGATAAGATAGCAAGAGTAAACGCTGTTACTGATTTGTTTGCGAGCGGTGTGGTTTGGTGTCCGCCAACAAGATGGGCAGAAGAAGTTGTTGAAGAGTGCGCTTCCTTTCCGTCAGGTGACCACGACGATTTAGTTGATTCGACCACACAAGCATTGTTAAGGTTTCGGCAGGGTGGATGGATTAGGTCAACAATGGATGACTGGGACGACGAACCAGTGTATCGTAGACCAGTAAATTATTATTGAGGTTCTGTTATGGGCAAGGGCGCAAATACAAACATGATGAATACGGCAAACACTCAGCCGATGCCTAGTGGGGGCAAGGGTGGCCCTGTTGCTCAACCTAAAGGGACATTGTCCGGCGGTCCTGTTGGACCCATGCCCACAAACCCATACGGCACACCCACTGGAGTCACACTCACTGGAGTACAGCCGATGCCCAATACTGGTATGGAGGGAATGATTCCACTATCAAACACGGTAGAACTTGCACCAGACGGGACACCAGAAAATAATCTTCCTCTACCGCCCGCAACTCCAGCGCCACCCGCAGGAAAGGGCGGCGGACTCCAGTCTCGTAGAGATTTTATGAGCCGTGATAACGAGCTTAATAGAATTAGGGGGGCGCAAATGGAGCTTGAAAGAAAAGCCCGTGCAGAAGCGTTGGAAAGAAGTTACCGTGACCAGACAGCAGAACCAACGTCACAACCAGCGCAACCACCGTTGCAGTTTGGCGACCCCGGATATATGCCAACCGCTACCGTCCCGACCATGATACCCGCCAGCAGAAATCCGTATGACCGTCCTAGAATGGGTCAAATGGACAGGCTTAACGCGGCGTATCAGGACAGAATGAGAAGATTTGATTCAGGCTTAAGCTCACCAGATAGTCGGCAACGGCTACGAGAATATGCTGAAGCATTAAAGAACAGAGTCACCTTTAATAGCCCAGAAGACGAGCAAAGGTTTAACAATCAATTTGGCTTGCCTGAACCCGACAGGCCCGGAATCCAAACCCCAGAGCAAAAAAGATTGTTAAGCTATCTAGGCACACCTTCTGATAGATTTGGACCCGTGGACTCAAGGCTTGACGCTGAATACGATAATTTTTTGAGAACAAGAATGAACCCAAATCAAGTTATGAATAGATTTACTGGTGTCAGAAGAGCGGCGTTTGGGGAGCCTCTACAGATAAGTTCAGCGTTTGGAGGCCCGTTTAGCGGCTTGAGGTCGATGGGCAGAGAAAGATTTAATCCTGCGTTAGTTAATGCGCCTGTAGGCGCTGGGCCGCGTGTAAATTCGGGGCGTGGCGGTAAGGGCGATTTTGGCGCTCTTGCCCCATATGTAAACATATAGGAGTTCCGTGTGGCTGTAGAAAAAAAGATGGAGCCTTCCGATGTAGAGGTGATGAATGGTCAGGACGTTGAAATCGAAATAATAAACCCTGACGCAGTTTCTGTTGAAACCGACGACGGCGGGATGCTCATTGATTTTTCAGGTGAGGTTACGGACGAGTTGATTGGGCCGAGCCATGACGCAAACTTAGCAGAGTTTTTAGATGAGTCTGACCTTCAGTCAATGGCATCTGAGCTTATCGGTGATTTTGACGGGGACAGAGTGTCCAGAAAAGAATGGGCAAGAAGCTATGTCAAGGGGCTAGACCTTCTTGGGATGAAGATTGAGGAAAGAAGCCAGCCTTGGGCTGGGGCTTCTGGTGTGTTCCACCCAGTTCTAACAGAGTCAGTTGTAAGATTTCAGGCGCAGGCTATGGGCGAGTTATTCCCTGCGTCTGGACCAGTTCGCTCAAAGGTTGTCGGCAAACAAACAATAGAAAAGCTACAGCAAGCCAAGCGTGTCGAAAACGAAATGAACTATCTCTTGACGGAAGAGATGACAGAGTATCGCGACGAGCTAGAGCAGATGCTGTTCAGGTTGCCGCTTGCGGGGTCAGCGTTTAAGAAATCTTACTATGACCCAATTAGAAAACGACCAGCGTCAATGTTTGTTCCGGCAGAAGACTTTGTTGTCTCCTACGGCGCATCTGATTTGGCTACATGCCCAAGATACACACACGTTATGAAGAAAACCTCTAACGAGGTTGCTGAATTAATTTATAATGGGTTCTACAGAGAGGTCGAGCTACCCGACCCAGAACCTGACTATTCAGATATTCAAGAAAAATATGACGAGCTTGATGGAGAATCGGCGGTTATTGAAGATGACGACAGGCACACTCTTTTAGAAATTCACACTGACATGCTGATGCCGCCGCCATTTAACGAACCCAATGGGCTGGCCTGTCCGTATGTCATAACGATAGACAAGTCTTCTAGAACTATTTTGTCTATCAGAAAGAATTGGTACGAAAATGACCCCGAAAAAGCCAAGCGATTACACTTCACCCACTACAGATACCTACCCGGACTCGGATTTTATGGAACCGGACTCATACATCTCATCGGTGGCCTCGCGAAAAGCGCCACTTCTATACTCAGGCAACTCATCGACGCGGGGACGCTCTCGAATCTTCCGGCTGGCCTCAAGGCTCGCGGACTTCGCATCAAGGGTGATGACTCGCCGCTAATGCCCGGCGAGTTCCGTGATGTAGATGTTCCGGGTGGGGCTATCAAGGATTCAATTACATTTATCCCATACAAGGAACCGTCTAGTGTTTTGTATCAATTGCTAGGCAATATTGTCGAAGAGGGGCGTCGCATTGGCTCTGTTGCTGATGTTCAGGTTGGAGATTTAAATAACCAAGCGCCTGTTGGTACAACCTTGGCTCTTATGGAGCGCTCTATGAAAGTTATGTCTGGCGTGCAGGCAAGGCTCCACGCATCACTTAAAGCAGAGCTTAGACTTATTGCCAAAATTGTTTTTGATTTTATGGGGCCAAAGTATTCTTACGAAACAGAAGAAGAGGCAAACCGCACAGAGGATTTTGATGGCAGAGTTGATGTGATTCCGGTGTCAGACCCCAACGCATCCACAATGTCTCAAAGGGTGATGCAGTATCAGGCCGCCTTGCAATTAGCGCAACAAGCGCCACAGTTGTATGATATGGGCAAATTGCACAGACAGATGCTTGAGGTTCTTGGCATTTCAGATGCAAAAGAAATCATCAAGTTACCTGATGAAGTGTCACCCGCCGACCCTGTTACTGAAAACATGCGTATCTTGCAACAAGAGCCAGTTAAGGTTTTCAAGTATCAAGACCACGAAGCGCACATTCAAGTGCATATGTCTTTTATGCAAGACCCCAAGATACAACAGCTTGTTGGGCAGTCTCCGTTTGCACAGGCAATACAGAACTCCATCACGGCGCATATCACTGAGCATGTGGCTATGCTGTATCGCAATAAGATTGAGAAAGAGCTTGGCGTGGCTATGCCGGATGAAGATGCACCGCTTCCAGAAGATGTGGAGCTTGAGTTGTCTCGCGTGGCAAAAGAGGCCGCCCAATCACTGCTAGGCAAGAGCCAAGCAGAGGTACAGCAACAGCAAGCCGCCGCGCAACAGGCTGACCCGTTAACTCAAATTCAGCAGGCTGAACTCAAGATGAAGCAAGATGAGCTACAGCATAGAATCGCTATGGACATGGAAAAGCTAGAGCTAGACAAGCTTTCTAAAATGGCAAATGTCGAGGTACAGCGCGAGCGTCTTGATAGTGAAGAAGAGCGCGAAAGAGAAAGGCTTGCGTCTCAAGAGAGAATTAAAACCGCAGAGGTCAGGGTCAAAGGCGCGGAGATTGGCGCGAAGCTGACATCTGAGGAAGAAAAAAACAAAACAGCCACCAAAAAAATTAGAGCAGACCTTTTGAAAGAAGGGCTACAAACTGGAAAGGGTTTAGCTGATGACGCGACCAACAGTGAGTAATTTAGACAAACGCCTAACGGTAGTTGAGGAAGTCTTTGAGGAGAGATGGCTTGAAACAATCAATCGTATCAAAAGACTGGAGGCTGTTCTTGTTGGCTCGGCAGGGGCAATCATTACATTGTTATTGGTGCAAATCTTAAATGTCTAGTCCTGACCCATATCTCGAACTCATTAGAGTGAAGGTGCGTGAGTACATGAACGAATGTGCTGACCATCTTGCTGGCGGCGGTGCAAAAGACTTTGAAGAGTACAAGTTTATATGCGGCAAGGTTGAGGCTCTCGCTCTTGTCGAGAGAGAAATATTAGACCTTACGCAAAAACTTGTAGACGAGTAGTTGCAAAATCAAAAAGTTTGTTATAACTTTTCACTTACGAGGACAATCCTCGCAAGGACTGCGGGCCTTTCCCGTTGCAAGGTGAGAAGATGTATTCTGCTGAAGTAAAAAATTTGGATTTAGAAAGACTTAAAAAGTCTGACTTCTTCCCAGCCCCAAAGGGCTATAAACTGTTAATCGCTATGCCGACCTTAGAAGAAAAAACTGAGGGCGGTATTTTTATTCCTGATAGTCTACAGCAAGCCGAAAGCACCGCATCCGTAGTTGGCCTTGTCGTTATGATGGGCGAAGCGGCCTACAAAGACGAGGACAAGTTTCCGAATGGTGCGTATTGCGAAGAAGGCGAGTGGGTAATATTCCGCTCGTATTCTGGCACAAGGTTTAAGCTTGAAGACCAAGAGTTTCGTCTGATTAACGACGACACTGTTGAAGCAGTTGTTTCTGACCCAAGGGGAGTTAAAAGAGTATGAGCGAAATAGCACAAGAAGATATTGTAGAAATTAATACAGAGCCACAGGTGGTGTCCGCGTCAGAAGAAGACATGGAGATTGAGGTTGTAGATGACCGCCCTATGGAAGACCGTGTGCCACCCCGCGCTGAAGCAGAGCCAGCCCCCAGCGATGATGACGCGGATGATGAGGCGGCTGATTATTCTGAGCGTGTGCAAAAACGTATTAAGAAATTAAAGTACGATTATCACGAAGAGCGTCGTGCCAAAGACGCGGCAGACAGAGAGCGCGAAGAGGCTGTAGGCTTTGCTCAAAGAGTGTTTGAAGAAAATCAAAAACTTAGAAACACGTTGGCGCAAGGCGAGGGTGTTCTTTTGGAGCAAACCAAAGGTCGCGCAGAAGCTGATGTGGCAAGAGCTAAAAAGGAATACAAGGACGCCTTTGAGAGCGGTGACCCAGACGCAATAACAGAGGCTCAAATAAATCTTACCAATGCACAGGCGGCGCAGATTCAGGCAAATCAATATGAGCCTGTTTATCAAAACATTCCTGCCCCAACAGTGCCTCAGAAAAAAGTTGAACGCCCTATTAACAAACCTACTAGTTTGGATATAGAATGGGCAGAGAAGAACCCTTGGTTTAATCGTGACAGCGTTATGACGGGTTTTGCACTTGGAGTGCATGAAGACCTCGTCAAATCTGGCACTAACCCATTGGAGACACCTGAAGAGTATTATCGGCAATTAGATGCTGAGTTGCTCAAAAGGTTTCCTGACAAGTTTGGCGGCGGTAGTACAGAGGAAGCACCCCGCAACCAAGCTGGCAACGTGGTAGCCCCCGCACAGCGGAGTGCAAGTAAATCACGCAAGGTGCAACTGACCTCTACACAAGTCGCTCTCGCCAAGCGAATAGGGATTACTCCCGAACAATATGCGGCGCAACTTTTAAAATTGGAGCAATGAAATGGCTGACAGAGAATCACGCACAAACAAAACAAGAGAGAAGACAGCACGGAAGGCAACTTGGAAAAGACCTTCTGCATTACCCGACCCAGACCCACAGGCTGGTGTAGAGTACCGTTGGATACGCACAAGCACGCTTGGCGCATCAGACAACAAAAATGTCTCTTCTCGTTTTCGTGAAGGATGGGAGCCTGTTCTTGCATCTGAGCATCCTGAAATGCATGTTATGCCCGATGTGGATAGCAAGTTTGAAGGA